TCATGCCTGTTTCCTCTTGAGTATGGTGAGCGCTGGTGCGCGCGAGTCAGTTGCTGATACCTTATTTGCCGCTGCAATGAGTTGATCCAGTTCCGCTGCTGAGTAGTGACTGGTGATGCTTCCGTTCTTGTGCCCGAGCAACGCTTTGCGATCCTCTTCTGTCACCCCGGCCGCTCGCAACCTTCTGCCAAAGGTGTGCTTGAGGTCGTGGATTCGGACTCGCAAAAATCCGTCATGGGCCTTTCGCAGAAACTTCTCCCCCCATTTGGTCGCCGCTCTGATCCTCGCCTTCTTCCAGGCCGAGTCGTTCATGCGGTGAACCGTCGTCTCATTCCCTTCACCATCCGGCTTGCCGAACGGAAACACGAACAGCTTGTGCTTGCCGCGCTGCTGCTCAATAACCGATTTCGCAACGTCGTTCAGCACTACCAAGCGCTCATCCCGGTTCTTCACACCGGCCTTCACGCTTCGGCCGCCAAACCCAGCCGGAATCAGGAATACGCTCGTTCCCAGCTCTGGCACCGCAATCTCCCAATCCCATTGCAGCTTACAAACCTCCTGCTCGCGGCAACCGGTGTTCACTTTGAACAGGGCCATCGTTTGCAGGTGGGCCGGCAACTCGGCGAACAGAATCGATTGCTCCTCCCACGACAGCGGGTAGGGCTTGCGGCAGTTCGTCTTTTCGTCCAGCAAGGAGATCATCGGCACCACGTCAAGCCACGGACGCCGCTCCTCGTCCCGCCACTTCCTTGCGCACAAGTTCAAAACCCTGATAACGCGTTGCAGCGCGATGTTCACCGTTCGGTTGGTGACCGGCTTGCCCTCGGCAGGATGAAGCTTGGAATGGATGTACGGAGCCAGCGAGTCGTCATCTATATGGGTGATCGGCAGATCCCCGATAAAGGGGTCGAGCTGTTCCATGTAGGTGGCTGATATGTGGATGGATGGTTGATCCTTTACCTCAAGCAAAAATCTGATAGAGGCCTCTCTCCACGTCCGCACCTGCCGGACACCATATACCTTTCGCTGCCTCAACTTTTCCAGCATGTGAATCAGGTACTGCTCGGCTTCCGCCCGGTCACAAGTGCCAGTACTTTCTTGAATTCGTTCTCCTCGGTATCTTTTGTCGATCTTCCAGATGCCGTTCGGCATTTTCTGGAGGCCAGTGATTGCTTTTTGGGCCATGCCGTTGCTCCTGTTGCCCCGGCATGACGCTCGCTGCGGGGCCGATTGTTATCTTGATTGGCTGCCTTTTCAATCGCCTTGCTTTCGACGTAGGCATCCGCCCACGCGTCCAGCTCCAGCCGATCAAAGCCGACGCCTTGTTTTCCAATGGGAAATTCCCGAATGTTTGGGCGCACGGTCTTGTTGAATTCGTCACGACACATGCCCAGATATCCGTAGGCATCACCTGCCCGGATGAACCGGGGCAGGATGGGTGCTACCTGGGCGGCAGTTTTATTTGCCATAGAGGTACTGCTCCGGGCCGCGCTGGGCGGCGGAAGGGGTTATTCCCAGTCGTGACTGAGCAAAGGGTTGATCGGCGGGCTGCACTGAAGCGTTGCCAGGTCCAGCAGCGTGAAATGACCATCCATCCAGCCTGCTGTATCGATGTGGTAAACGTTTCCCAGAATGGCCGGCTGGCGAAGCGGGGTATGGCCTACGACCAGCGCCTTGATGCCTGATACGCCAGAGGCGTCAGCATCTTGAATCCGGTTGCGCGACCACATGCAGGTGTTGTGAACCAGCTTCAAGCGCTTGCGCGTCACCGGGCTTTCCAGTTCTGCGCGCAGCTCATCCCATGACGGAAATGGGCAATCTGCGTGGACGATGCCGACCAGGCCGCTTGACGTCTCCACCTCAATGGCGATCGGCAGCTCGTCGAACATGACCTGATAGTTCTTCTGCTCGTCCAACGGCAAGCCCACGAACCAGGTGCCGCCGTTGTACATCCAGTTGCCGATATCGCAGGTATCGAACCGGCATACGTAATCGTCATGATTGCCGCGAACTGGGTGAAACCATGGCTTGTTCAGCCACTTGATGACGTCTTCGCACTCAGGCCCGCGGTCGACCAGATCGCCGACACTGAACAGTCGGTCTACGGCGGGATTGAAACCGGCAGCATCCAGCGCCACCTGCAGCCTGGTGAAGTGTCCATGTATGTCGCCGACCGCGAAATCCCGGCCAGCCTTGTTCTCGGTGAAGCGCTTGATGCGCACCACCTCTATTGTTTCGATCATGACTATTCCTCGCCCGCCGATCACCGGTAGGCTCTGTAGTGAAGGGGGTTATTGGGCGTCTTCGTCTTCGGTGCGCCCGGTCAGGTCGAGGGCGAAGGCTTTCCACTTCGCCTGCTGCGCCTTGGTCATGTCATTCCAATTGGGTGCCAAGTCCGATTGCGTTATCTCGCCAGCTTTGAAAACCAAGGTTCCGCAGTTGCTGCCGATGTCTTCGTCGGCGAACCGAACTGTTATTTCTGCTTCGGGATGGAGGGCGGAAAGAGCTTTGAATACAGGCTCCGGGGATGACCAGGCTGTATCGAACTGGAGCACGTTCTGCTCCAAATCAACCGACTGGCCATAGGCATTCCACTTGGTTCCCCACTTATCCCGAGCAAAGTCGAGAGTGTGGAAGTGTCCCGTAGCGCGTTTGTTTCGAAGCATCTGAACGAACTGTTCGAATTGCTCGTCGCTGCATCCGGTGATGCTGGCTTTGCTTCTGCTGTCACGCTGGAGCGAGGCGATAAGGGGGTGATCATTCAGCGGGGTGCTGGTTATAGCCTCTGCGCAAGTCTCTGCTAGGCCGTCGATACCGCCCCATTTGAACTCGCCGAGGAAGGGGATGATGGTGTTGAAGTCAATTCTTCCCTCAGCATTCAGTAAGCTGGCGAGGACTTCTTTCGGGGCTTCTACTTTGTTGGTCACATGGTTTGGCATTGGCATAGCTCCGCCATACCGCACACGCGGCTGACATTGAATTGATTGAGAGGGGGGGGGTTACTGCGGGGTGAATGCCTGGAAGCGCTTCGGGCAAGACTCTCGCTGATCAATGGCGCTGAGCAGGTCGTACAGCTTTGCGCCCTTGCGTATCGTCATGCCGGGCGGCAGGCTTACATCGCACGGCAGGACCTGATCGACGAAGGCGACGGATCGCTCGACGCAGGCGTCAAGTTCTGTCCAGGTGCCTGATGCGAGCCTGAGCCCCTCCCGGATATCTTCGATGACCCACATCGGAAGTTGCACCATGACGTCACGGCGCTTGCCATTCATGACTGGCCGCCGTTCAGCCTAGCGACTTCATCGAGGCAGGCGTTCCACTGATCACGACCGGTAGAGCTTCCGAATTTTCGTTCAGGCAGCACCACCTTCGCCGTGGCGGGCTTAGCGCAAATGGCGGCGAGCGCGTCGCTGTGACTCATTTCCTCATTGCCCAAGGCGCTGAGAAGCTGTTTGTATGCAGCCGCTACGATTGCGTGGCTTTCGTATATATCGCCGAGCGGTGGCGTCTGCGTCATTAACTCCCCATCCGGAACAGGTCGGGGGTCGAGCTTGGTCCAAAACGCGAGAACCTTCCGGCCATCGCCCTTGTAAGGGCCGAGCCAGATCCCTTCCATTCGCTCATAGGAAATGCTGATATGGCCTTGTTTTACCTTTCCGCCTACGCCCGGAATGTCATCAGGTAGGCGGTACAGCGCTACGGTCTCAAGTGCAGAATCAAGAGTTTGCAACTGTCGTATCAGCTGTCCGACCGTTTTAGGAGCGCCCCACACGACTGGCTCGGCTGGCGGTTGAGGGGCTGCGATACTCGGGATAGTCATAACCAGCGTCGGCGTAACGAACTTGGTATGAAATTCATCGTGATAACCGCACCACACCGCCGCCTGCCAACCCTCATCGTCACACCAGTGGCCCTCGACCACGCCAGACGGGTTGAAGTCTGAGCAGACCAGATCTGGACAGTGCAGCAAAAACGACGGCGCGTAACGATTGCTGTCGTTGATCGCGCTGATTGGGTGCCAGACGCCCGGCGCCAGTTTGCGTTCGCTGCTCATGATCTTTCCCCTGTGTATTCACGCCAAGCGACCTTCACGCCGTTGACCAGAAAACCCCAGTCGCCTTTCCAGCGGCTGGTGATGAAGAGCGTGTACATGCCGCCGGGCGCCACTTCGTCGATGCGGTGGTACTCGCCGTGCTTTAGCTGGGCGGTGGAGCCCGGTCGACGCTTGATGTACTCGGTGACCTGCGCGGCTGACGGGACGTCCAGGCCGCCCAGTACCGGATCGTCGTGGTCAAGCAGCCGCTGTTCCGTGTACCAGCCACGAAGGATCACCGTGCGCGCGTCCCACGGATGGTCGTGCAAGTCCCGGTTGGCATCGGGGCGCATGATGTGGTGCACGCGGATCGACCAAGGGCACCAGCGGATGCGCCCGATGTGGGTTTCCCGGTCGTAGGCGTTGAACAGCCACCAGCGGCCCATGTACACCTCTTGGCCATCAGCTGACCGGATGTGCAGGTATGGGGTGCGCTTGGCGCGGTTGATGAGCCAGGCAGCGATTGCCGGGCGCGCGAGTAGCTTGGCGAGCATTCGCCAGAATAGATTGATCATGTAGGAGTCCTAGGTATTAGAGCTGTTGCTGTATTCGCATGCCGATCCAGCGCACGACTGGTACGGCCTTGCTGTTGCCGATCGCTTTGTAGCGGGGGCCGTCTGGACATTCACCGGCTGGCTTGTTACGCCACGGGATCAGTGTGTAATCGTCTGGAAAGCCCTGAAGGCGCTCGCACTCACGCGGGGTCAGGCGTCTAACCAGTGAGCCTGCCGCTGCGTACTGCGTTTTATTTCTTGCCTCAAGCGTGTAAGCGACTTCTTCCCGCCAACCCTTTCCACCCGGTCCGCAGTTGAGTTCAGCTGTGGCTCGCTCTTGTATTGCGTAGGCCACCGCAACCTGACCTCCTGCATTTGGATGACTGGCACCGTGCCCCATTGCCCGCAACGTAGGCGCAATATGACCCGCGTCAGCGCCATGATCCTTGCAGTTGAATGCGAGGACGTTTTCTTGCCCGCTGTTCCGTCCGAGAGCAAAAGCCAATGAATCGCTGACACTGGGGTCCTGAGTACCGTGAACCACAATCAGGCTGTCAGCGGTATCCACATCAGTGCCGGGAGGCCTGTCGCCGCCAGTTGAGTTTCCACCCGCTCGAAGCGTCGGGCATACATCAACTGCCTGAAGACCTCCAGCCAGATCAAAATCAGTTCCTAAGCCGCCGCCTCCTGTAGCGCGAGAGCTAAGGGTGCCGGTAACGTCTTGCCGCGATTCTCGGCTCGGCGGATTATCCCGGCGCAGGCTTCGCGCTCAAAAAGTACCGCGGTGGGATCGAAGTCTGCTCGAGCACTTGCGACAAGGAACACACGGCGGCGTCGTTGGGCCAGGCCGAAATATTGGGCGTCCAGGATCCGCCACGCGATTGTTCTTTTGGGTCCATACACACAACCAGCGTCCTGCCACCGCTTCCCTGGAGGCTGCAGTTCGCAGTCTTCCCCAGCAAGCGCGCCAAGAAAGCATCCGAAGGCGTTGCCTTTGTCGGAAAGGACACCAGGGACGTTTTCCCAGACGATGATGCTTTCGGGTTGGTTTCGACTGGTCCGAACATGGTCAACTGCATCTGCAAGCTCCACATATTTGATGGTTAAGGCGCCCCGCGGGTCGAGCATGCCTTGTCGCATGCCCGCGCTGAAAGCCTGGCATGGCGTGCCGCCCACCAGAACGTCCGGGGCTTCGATTTTGCCGGCCAGCACCAGGGCCCCGAGCTTGGTCATGTCGCCAAGGTTCGGTGTCCGGGGGTAGTGGTGGGCCAGCACGGCGCTGGGAAAGGGTTCAATCTCGGCGAACCACACTGGTTCCATGCCCAGCGGGTGCCAGGCTGCGGTCGCGGCCTCAATGCCGCTGCACACGCTTCCGTATTTCAGGGGCGGGTATTGCTGGTGAGCGGACATAGTTCATCCTCGCCGGGGTGGCGTGAGTCGTTGAAATTGAGGTATTAGAGATTTTTACAACCAGCTTGGTAGGGCACCGTCATGACTTTAAAAAGTGATACAGAAGCGCTTGAGGCGATCGCGGAAGAAGCCGAGATATTGAATCTGCTTCTTGAAAACTTCGAAGGCCCAAACCATGCCGAGCTGCTCGCCGTCGTTCGACAGATCATCGCAATAGCGCGCTACCGCGAAGCGCTGGGTCACGTTGAGGGTTTTCAGCGCAATGGTTAGGCAGCCCGCTGTTCAGAGATGAAGAGGTACCACGCTTCTTTATCGACGGCGCAGACCCACCAAGTCAGCTCTGTACTGTTTTCCGTGTCGCTGACTGATCCGCCGTACTGAGCGCCAGGGAAAGTAAATTTTCCGCTGTTGGCATAGTAGGGATAACCGCCAGTAAATGTTGTGAATGTAACTGCTGGCTGCTCAGCGGCAGCCGCGGCCTTGAACTGTTCAAACTTGGCGTTGCGGGCGTTCACCTCGGCATCGTGACCGGCTTTGCACTCTGGGGAGCAGTAAACAGCTCGACCGTCGTAGACCAGATCGAGCGAGATATCGGTTTCTGTTTCTTCGTCCCATCTGCCTGCATCGCTGTCGCAGCGGGTGCCGCAGTGATTGCAATCGAACCACCAGCCAGCATCGATGTAGGCCTCGGCCGGGATGTAACGCAGGTCAGCGTACTGGTCAGCCCAGTGCGCCCGGCGGCAAGAAACTATGCCGCTGAAGTCCGTGCCAATCTCATCAGCACCTTGGCGGCGCGCTGCGGCGCTCGATGTGGCGAACTGGATGGTCGACTCTTCCGGGTCGTTGGTTTCTACCGAGTAGGCAAGCATCTTGCGCGGCGCTTTCTCGGTGCTGAGTTTTTTGCTCATGGCGTTTCTCCATGCATGCGCCGCCCTCCGTGTCCGGCTGTGGCAAATTGGTTGGGTGGGGGGGTTATTCGTCGCGGCAGATTCGCAAAGCTTCGCGGTTGCAGGCGAGCTGAAGCTTGTGCGCCACGTTTCGTGGCGCGGAACCTCAAGCATCGGCAGTGCGCCGCCCGGCCCGAGGTTGTGCAGGTGGTGAATCATCAGAGTCAGTGCCTCGCCCTGTTCCTCGATGCCTGCCCATGCCATCAGCTCGCTCAGCGCTTGCTTCGTGCCGGGCCGCACCCTGAGCCGCAATTCCTCTTCCCCGGCCTTCTGCCGCTTGAGCGCCGTCCTCTCGTCCCGCTGTTTCTGGGTCATTGCCATTTATCAGCTCCGTAACGCCGCTGGGCGGCAAGTTGATGTGTTGCTGGCGCCTGCCGTGGCGGACTCGGCTTTGAATGCGCTTCATGCTGCCTTGATTTGGCGCCAAGCCCCTGCCGTATAGAACAGCTTCGCGGCTTGCGCCTCGTCGAGCGACACTTCGGCAGGGATCGCAATCCAGCCTGAAGCCACAATGTGGTTCTGATTGCAGGAGCTGCGTAGCTCCAAGTAGTAATGCTCAATCGCATCAGTGAGCCGGTCGACCTTGTGCAGTCCCTCAGGCGATATTTCCACGGATTTCACATACTCAGCGCCACGCTCGTCTCGACACATGGCGCTGATGTAGATCGTCCAGCGGTAGGAGAAGTCGAAGAGGGCGTTCGCAATGGCCAGGGTGCGGATCTGCTTGTGGCTCTTCCAGTTCACCATGATCTGCAACCCGCTGGGGTCGATGTTCACCACGGCGACATGGTTGGTGCTCGGCGCGGGCGTAGCAGTTGTTTTGCTTGCGGCGCTTCATAGCTCGGCCGCCATTTTGCGCAGCGTATTCCTTTCGCGGCGACTCATAGCAGGGGGCTTGCGGTTCAGCACCGTGGCAGGGTCTATCCAGTCCCTCCGCTTTGGCGGCGGCTCTGGCTTGAAAACGCCCACCTGCTGAATCTTGCCGTTTTTACTCTCGAACTCCGCGATGGCCGCAGCCAAGCGCGCCGATTCGATGCTGTTGCGCTGGATGGCGCTCAGTTCGGTAGTCATCATGCTGCCACCTGCGTGATGGTTACTCCGTCCATTTGGAAATCAGCGCCTTGAATGTGCACCAGGTCGTCCAGCGCGCCCCAGTTCACTGTGAGGACCGATATCGGTGCCCGGCCCTCGTACACGGCTTTCACCAGTGCATGAAGATCGGTGACGTTCGCTTCAAGCTTCGTCGGCTTGGGCGGCACCTTGGCGGATGGGGCGACGGCCGATATTCTCGGAGCTGGTTGTTCGACTGGTTTGGGTGCCTCGGCAGCTTGCGGCGCAGGCGCATTGGCTTTCGCTTTTTCAGCTTCGGCGACTCGTTCCGCTTCGGCGGCAGCGGCAAGCTTTGCTGATTCTTCAGCACGAATACGCTCACGCTGCGCCAGCTCTTTCGCTTCTTCAGCCTGCTTGTGCTCGTTTATCCGCACCTTGATAAGGGCCACCAAGTCGTCATTGTTCTTGAGCACGATCTGCTGAGCATCGTTGAACAGAAATGGATGATCCACGGCGAGCGAGCGCAAGCTTTCGAGGTTGGCGCGGATGCCGTCGCCGATCTGGCTGGCCTCGATCTTGGCTCTGGCCAGTTCAGAGTCGGCGGCGTCACGCAGACTGGCGATATTTTTTTTGCCTTTGATCGCGCCGGCGAAGTCCGCGGGGATCTCCGGCAGCCGCACCTTGCCGCCGAACGAGGTGTTGATCTTGTCCAGGTGATCACGCAGCGCTGCTTTCGCTTTCAGGACGATCTCTTCGCGAATTGCCAGCTTGCGAGCTTTCACCAGTTTGTCCAGCTCAAGGCGTTTGCGGCGCGCCTGTTCCGATATCTCATCGATGGTGCGGAAGAGGGCGTCGATGGTTTCCGTCTGGCTCAGCGCATGCTGCTTGGCTGCTTCCAGGCGCTCCTCGACCTCGCCGCACCACTTCACTGTTTTCTCCGCGTCAGCGAAGTGCTGGTCGGTCTGCAGGTCGGTGTTGATCGCCGAAAACACGGCCAGCGAATGGGCTTTGAACTGCTCCAGGTTGCTTGCCGTGACCATGCCGGTGACTTCGATGCGAAGGGCTGGTAGCGCGTCCGGAGTTTTCCCGACTGCCTCTACCACAGCCTCGGCTGGCTCATACGCTTCAAGGTCGACTTCGAACTGCTTCCAGCCGGCGACCAGTTTCGCGGCACGCCCTGGCACGGGGAAGTACTCCATAGAGACAAAGTTGTCTTCGGTGCCGTCCGAGCAAACGAAAATCACTTTCTCGGCACCGGACACCAGCAGTTGCTGCTCCAACTGCCAGTAGTAGTGCGCATCCAGAACACCTGCACGCACGTCGGCGGCGAGCTGCTCGTTCCACATTTTGTGCTCGAAAACGATCTCGCCCATCATTGTGCAGCCGTCGAGGGAGGCCAGCAGGTCGCCTTCGGTGCCCACAACCGGGAAAAGGTCTTCGCCGATCCGCGCTTCAAGAATCGGGCGGGCCAGTGCTTCGGCTTCGTGACCCTTGTCGAACAGGTACTTCTGGACCCACCACGAGATGTCCCGGTCCAGTCCGGTCTTCTTGGCATGAAGCAGCTCGGTGCGCTTCATCTGCTTGGATGCGCCCATCATAACCGGGGCTTCAGAGGCGGTGCGATAGTTGGCGCGGAGTGCATGCCATTCGGCACTGCCCTGGGTGACTTTATGCGTCTTCATGCGGTTTCTCCGGCGATAGGAGCCATCTGGTTGATCCGGTCAATCTGATCGGCACTGAGGGTGTATTTCGATTCCAAGAAGGCGATCAGGCTTTCGGTGTCGGTCTTGCCGGTGTCGATACCGTCCTGCCATTTGGGAAGAATTGTTTTGAACTTGTCGTCCTCGTACGCGGGCAGCTCGGACCCTTGCTGCTCCGGCTGGGGGGAAACATCACGGAACCGTGGGGCGCTTTCTTCCAGCTCGTCCGGGCTGTAAACGCCCAGAATCACGTCCGGGCAGTAAAGGCGGGACCAGCGTTTGGTTGCCAGGTATGCGAGCTGCTGGCGAGGATCGTCGGCCCAGAGCGTGCTGTTGCGTGTACGCGCTTGCGCCAGCAGCAACTCCAGTACCCTCGGCTCGTCTTCTCCGCGGAACGTCGCCCAAACCTTAACGCCCAGGCCTTCCTCATCGGCAAGCTTCCAGCCGGGAGTGCGGTACTCGCCCTTGTCCCCTTTTTTGATCTCGAACTTGCCGATCACTTTTTCCCAGTTGCCGTACCACTCGTAGTGCAAGCGATCTACGACAGGTGCGCAGGTCGTGATCACGGCGTTGACCAGTTGCGCCTCGTAACCCAGCACGCCATTCACCAGATGGGTTTTCTGTGCGACTGCGAAGGGGTTCATCCTCCACTGCATGGCCTGCATGACGACGGCTAGGCAATCGGCGGAGTTGCCGTTGAAGTGCTTCGGCAGAGTTGCTCGCCCGGTCGCCATGACCTCGGCCAGGCGCATCATCTTGTCCAGCTGTCGCCGTCGAGGACCAAGGCGCTGGTCGAGGTGGCAGCATGCGGAAGCACATGCAAATTTTGCTCGTGCGAGACGGGCGCAACGTTTCTTGCGGACATAGGAAATCCTCGCGCTCCATGCGGGCGCTGCGATTGGATAAATATGGGCTTACTGAGTGATATGCGACGCGTAGGCGCTGGCGAGCATCCAAGCGGTTACAAGGGCCAGCACGACGAATGAGCCTCGCCAGGTGTAGATGCGCAGCTGTCGCTGCTTGCGGGTCATGACCGGGCGCCCACCGGCCGACGCTTGAGCCAGTCAGCTTTGATCGGGTAGAGCAGGTCAGCGACTCGCATGCCGACGGGGTAGGTGATTGTGCCGCGAACCTGAGCGCGGGCCTTCGCTTCGTCCAGCTGCTCGTCGATCAGGGATTTAACCGGTGCAGTGCTCATGGCGTCACCTGCACAGCTTCTCGGAAGCACGAAGGACTCCAGTCGCACGACTGGTCAGCAGGGATATGGCCGAACATCATTATGCAGCGGCGAGCATGCACACAGTCGCCGCAGGTCTTTCCGTCGGGCAGGCTCATATCGTTGATTGGCTCACGGGGCAGCGGTGGTCTTTGCTCGCTCATGCCACTCTCCTTGGCGCACACAGAACAGCTTTCCGCTGACGGGCGCAGTAATGGTTGAATTCTTCGAGGGTGATTGCGTTGTCGAGCCAGAAAGCAGCGATCCGTCGCAGCGCTTCCACGCCGAGAGGATCGGGGCCGTCGTAATCACCAATGACGTCAATGAACTTGTCGATGAGGATGTGCGCGCTGATGGTCACAGTTCGGCATCCTCGAAATCGGCGATCACGCCGTCTGCCGCAAGGGGCCGCAAAAATCCCTCTGCAATTTCAAACAGCTTGCCGCGCGGATGACTGGTGCCGATCAGATACCCGGCGACCGTAGCGTTACGCTGACCGTAAAGGTTGCTCATAACCAGCTGGGCGAAGAAGTCTTCCTGATCTTCTCCATCGGCTTGACGCTGGTTCAGATGCATCTGCAGAGCTTTAAGGAACTCGGCGTGAGTTACGGATCGTGCTGAATGACCTCGACGCTTAAACCTGATGTCCGCGCCGTGCTCGATCAGCATTTCAGAGCACCTAACGACCCACATTCTCTCAGCGGGCGTTAGCGGTATTACTGGCGTGCCCGTCAGAGGCAACACCTTTGCTGCTGCGTTCATGATTGCCTCCAGGGGCTGGGTTATGCAGCTGGATTGGCTTTGGTTGGCGCTTTCGCCTCAAGATCGGAAAGCTCTTTTTTGATCGTTTCTATCCGCCAGACTCTGGCCTCATCGGCCAACGCTTCGTATCTTTCGATGACCGCAGCAGGAATTTCGATTCCTTCGATCTTTTGCCATTCGGGAACGTTGAAGTACTGGGTATCACCTGCAACGTAGCCAGCACTGTCTTCGTCAAGCTGGGCCTGAGCCATAGCCAGGGCTGCTTCGTAACTTGTGCATGGGTAGACGGTCTTGCTGCTGCCACTACCGTCGCGGTATTGGTTCAGCTGATAGCTGAGGTCACCGTCAGACTTGCCCATCAGAGAAACAAGCTTGATGCCCTCAAGGCGAGCGTGGTGGTAGAAAGAGTCGGCGTCGTAGACCTTGTTGCTGTCGGTCCAGCTGATAATTTCTGGGTAGTACCCAGCGACGAACAAATGCGTGATTTTGCCAGCCATGAAGTTCTTCAGCGTTTCGAGCTGGCTTTCATCGGAGTTCTTCACGAACTGTAAAAGCGCACTGGTTTGCAATTTCGCCTTGTCGCGCTCCAGGGAAAGTCGGCGCTCTTGTTCGTCGATCTGCCCCTGAAGTTTTTTACGATCACTTTCGTAACGCAGTTCCAACTCGCGCAGATTCTTTTCCTTCCATGACTCGGCTGGCGCGTCGTGAAGGCTTTTCACAACGAAGTTTTCGCCGCTCGGAATTTCCTGACCTGCACTGACGAAAATCTCTTGGACGATGGTTTGTTCGGCATTCAGCTTTCCAACAACAAGAACTTTCTTGCCGTCGCTGGTGTACTTGATGTTACTCATCAATCAATCCTCAGTAAGTGAACTCCTTCGACTGAACACTCAAGAACGGGTATCAGCCATACAGGCGCCGGGGTGTGTTCAGTCGGGGGCTTGCGCATCAGCCTGCGCATTCATCTGCTTTGTTGCGGTGATGCAGGGGGCCGCTTTCGCGGTGTGTACTCATCCGCATCGGGGTGTGATGTATAAAGAGCGGTTCGATCCGCTGGGCCTTTTTAGGGGCTGTTGCGTTTCGATGGGTGAACTATCACGTATTGTGTTTATTCAGTCAACACGTATTGTGATTTATTTTTCACGCGCCCACAAAAAACCCGCTCAGTGGCGGGCTGTGGTGGTGCAGGTTGATGAAGATTCAGCAGGTCGAGGCAAAACGTGCAGGTCGATGCCTGTACTAGGGGGGGGCGCTCTCCAATATTGCCTGGCGCTCGAACAAGAAATAGTGCTCAGTAGCGGACTGGTTCGACTATGTCTGGGCAGTGGTGCAGATTTCGAGGCAGACACACGCAGCATTAGCTAAACTTTACGGCTGCGAATACCAAGGAAGGGGGCGAAATGATTTCCAGTCACGAATTGAGGCACATCGTAGAGTCAGCGTTTTTCCCGATGAAATGCGTTTGCATGATTTCACCAAATCACTCGATGACGGTTCAGATCATCGACGAGCAAACCGGTGATGAAGAATTTACCGTCACCGGTATCGACACGACGCCGCTGACCTCGATGCGCGCAATCGTCGATCTGATACACGAGCTGAAAGGGGAAATGAAATTACGGCGGGCTGCTCCTAAGCTGAAGGCAAGGAAGACCAGGAGTTGGTAGAACGAAAAAGCCCGGCACGGGCCGGGCTATGAGGGCTACTGAATTAAGCCAAATGACCTAATACTTATCCCTAAATCGAGCGGCCACGGCTGCTAAGCGAAGAATTATCTTTCTGTCCGCAGCCTTGGCGTGAGCGCTAGGATAAAGAAGCGCGATTAGAGTATATCGGTCCTCATAATATAGGCCCTGAGCGTACACCAATGCAGCATCCGTGCTCGGATTGCGTGGACATTTCCTGTCAGCCTGAGGCCTGTTCTTTGGAAATACAACCGGGGGAATAGCGAGATGGATATGCATCAGTCCCGCTACGTACGCCTCATGCTGCTTGACATAAGGTACGTCGCACCCGAAATAGAGTGGAGCTTCTAGTCGCCCCGAATCTATGTACCCAGCAAAATCAGCAAGCAAGCTACCTAGCAGGGTTGGGTATGATGCGATAATGGGCTTGAACAGCTCGTCATACGTTTCGGGGTTGTACTCAACGATTGATGGCATCGCGCATACTTAGCTGGCTAGTCTTAAAAGTCGCTCAGACGAGATAGCTGTAAGCTTCTGCAATCCTTGCATGTCGACATCAGATGAAGCGGGCTCCAAGACAGTGGACCGCTGCTTCAAAAGCATGGAATTTTGCGCTGCACGAGAACGAGCAGTAGCCAAAGCCTTGCGGAGCCCATTCATTTCATCGGAAATTATTGGCATTTCCGAAAAATCGGCCCACTTATCAGCCATGGCGAACTCAAGCTCTCTGAAAGTAGCCGCTATCTCCGTAAAGGCTCATCATCGATAGCTTGCTTAGGGATGTGGTCACCGCTGACAATTACTTCGCAGCAATTGGCCAAAAACTGATTCATATTTTTCAAGCCGACCATGGCGCGCTTGATGTCATCGCGCAGCTTGGCCTTGTCGGACGGTTGCAAGTCCTTAAAATCAGAATCCTTTCTAGCCTCTACTACCGCCAGAGCTGGGGTCGGGGCAGCGGCTACGTGCGTGAATGACGCAGAAACACTCAGTGCTAGCGTCAATCCTGCTTGCATAGCGAACGGTGCGCGCTTTGCCTTACTCATTTTGATTGCCTCCAATGCATCCTTGCGGTCATCTAAATCATACCGGCGCCATTATGGCTATACAGAAGCATCCGTCAAATGAATCCCGCGCCACGAAATCGTAATTTACAAAACGTGGCGCGGACAATCTGATCATATCTCAGATGCTAGCGCGTCCGGGCGGTTCCTCCATTACTTCGGCCGATTGCCGGAATAGTGAATAGCTATGGTGAAACGATTACGCAATCTATAGCGAATGTCTTACAAGAAGCCTGTGACTCGCACCGCCACGCCAATGATCTTGCAGTCGTCTGTGCAAGGCATCATTTTGAAATCAGGGTTCAGTGGCTTCAGGTAAAGCCGCCCAGCGTCCTCAATCAGCTTCTTGACCAGGATCAGCATTCCTTCAGGCACGCTGGTGCCGCTCGGCGCCGTCATAGAGTCGCCCACCACCTCAAGCCAAAAGGCAGGGCCCTTGGCTTTATAGTCGGTCGCCTCGTACCTATCTGAATAGCCGTTCGGGTAAGGCTCCACTACTTCGGCCCAAGCACCGGCCGCGACTTCACTAACCACAGGGTAACGGTACATACGCGTGGGCTGCTCAGCCATCTCGACGTTGGATTGCTCGTCCGCGCCACGAAATTGCACATTCGCAAAACGTGGCGCGCACGATGTCTGAACTTCTTCCCGTTCCACCCTGGCGATTACATGCTCAGGACGGCGCACCTTGACCCTTTTGAGGACCTGGCATACCGCCGCTTGATAGATCTTTACTACGTTAACGAGTCGCCTCTTCAGGGTAATGCTGAAGAGCTTTCGCGTGTCATTCGACTGCGCAAGAACGCCGACCAAGTTGCAGCTGTTTTGCAGGAATTCTTCGTTGAAAAGGAGCCTGGTCTTTGGTCGCACTCTCACTGCGACGAAGTCATTGATCAATATCGCCTGAAAGCCAAGCAGGCTGCGGAGAACGGTAAGCGTGGTGGTCGCCCCAAGAAAACCCAAGGCGAACCCAACCCTAACCCAGAAGAAACCCAGCCGGTTATTTCTGCTAACCCAGCCGAAACCGGATTGAAAGCTAACCAATAACCAATAACCAATAACCATAAACCAATAGATCAAAAGCATACGGCGCAAGCGCCTGCGGACGAACTGTTCCCAAAGTTCTGGAAACTCTACCCGAACAAGAAGGGCAAGACAGCTGCCGAGAAGGCGTGGAAGAAACTCAAGGTCACTGACGAGCTGTTCACCCTGATCGCCCAGGGCTTGGCCAAGCAATGCGCATCCCCGGCCTGGACCAAGGACAATGGGCAGTTCATCCCGCACCCGGCCACCTGGCTCAACGGCAAGCGCTGGGAGAGTTCCCGCAGTCACGCCACACCGGCTTCGACACTCGCGATTACAAGGCCGGCCTGACGCCGCGCGGGGATGGCACCTATGACTTCTGAATCCCTGAACGTCGACCTGACCGTGCACGACATTGAGCGCCGCTTCGGTGTTGTGTCCAAGCATGCCGCCGAGTGCTCGCAGCACGGTGACTACGCTTCCATCATCCACAAGAACACGGAAACGGCTTCTGGATGCCCCGGCTGCGCTGCCGAGGCTCGCCTGCGCAACGATCAGGACGAACAGCGTGCAATGTATGCCCGAATCGCCGAAGAACGCCTGGAGCGCAAGCTGGGGGCCTCGATGATCCCGAAACGTTTCGTGGGAAAGACCTTCGCTGACTTCCGCGCTGAAACGCCTGCGCAGAAGGCCAATCTCGCCAAGTGCGTCGATTACGCCCAGTCGTTCCCGAGGCACCTGGACGAGGGCCGCTGCATCGTCATGACCGGCACGCCCGGCACCGGCAAGACGCATCTGGCGGCAGCAATCGCCGGTCACGTCATCGCCCACCACAACGCGACAGCCGTGTATCGCACTGTCGGCGGACTTCTGCAGTACATCAAGGGCAGCTACGGCGACCGGGCCGAGTACACCGAGAAGGAAGCATTCGCCAGCCTGATCGACCCTTCGCTGCTGATCATCGATGAAGTGGGCGCCACCAAGCCGACCGAGTTCGAGCTGGCGACCTTGTTCGCCGTGATCAACGGCCGGTACGAGGAGCAGCTGCCCACCATCGTGATTTCCAACATCGACGCCAAAGAGCTTGGCTCGGTGCTGGGCGATCGCGTGGATCGGCTGAGAGAGGGCCGCGGTATTGGCCTGGTATTCGAAGGCGCCTCTGAGCGCAGCAAGCGGAGGGCTTCGTGATGAGCACCAACGAAATGACAGAAAGTACGAAAACGCTAAAGCCATTCAACTTGATGATGGCTATGGCCTCGTTCGGTGCCGGCACGGCGATGCTCGCGGTTGCTGACACGCTCTCGGCTATGGGTTGGCGGCGTGGAATCTGGCTGGCAGCGTTGTGATTGTCTGGCAGGGGAGGCTTTGGCAATGAACCGCTCAAACCAAGCACAACTGCGCCATGCGCTCGAAATCGCGCACACCCTCACCAAGGCCGGCATCCGATTCGTATGCATGCCAGTGGTAGACGAGGCAGACGGAATAAACCTGAACAGTCAGGCCCGGCAGCGCCTTGAGCGTATGAACTTGATCGCGGAATCGAAGGGGAAGCGGGCATGAGTGGAATCAACGTAAGTCGGCCATCGCTGCTTCCTGCGGTTCTGGAAGGTTCTTTCTACGGCCTGCTGGTCGGCTGCTTCTTCGCCCTCTGCATCTACATCGCTGGTGCTTAGGTGGCGGCGAAGAATCGCCGGACCGGGCCTGCGCCAAAAACAACGAGCGTGGTTCGTCCGCATGGGTGGCCTGTGTCGACCGCAAAGTACAGGAGCGTGCGCAATGACCGAATTTGCAGAAGTGAAGACGGCCGATCTGCTCGGCGCTGCGCTGGACTGGGCTGTGGCTATTGCTGAAGGCTGGGAATCTGACAGGCCGCAGGACGGGCAACTAAAAATGCCATGGTTGAGTATTGATCTAACGCGTGGTTGCAGTGCCGATCGTATGGTCCATCCAGCCAACCGTTTCAACCCATCTACCGACTGGAGTCAGGGCGGGCCGCTGATCGAGAAGTACCGGATCGACTTCGCCCAATACGCCGATCAAGTTGAGGCGTTTAGCCAAATCCGATCGCCGGGATCGAAAGGCGGCACATACCTCATCGCCGCCTGCCGCGCCATCGTCGCCTCAGTCCTTGGCGAAACCGTAAGCGTGCCCAAGGAGCTGCTTTTATGAGCCAGATTACTGAAGTTGAAAAGTGGATCAAGCGCAACAACCGGAAGAATCCGAAGCTCGTCCGCTCTGAAGGAATCAACCACTACATCGTGTACTTCGACAAGGGAAAGGCCCGAGTCGGGATCGTCCATGACGGCATGTACAGCCGGTACGGGATCATGTGCTACGGCGCAATGCCGAACACCGATCCGTTTTACTGCTGGCAGGCCCAGCCCGGCGCATGTGACGAGAGCGACGTTAAGGTGATGGTCGACTACCTCAATGGCGTAAGCGAACTGCCGGACTTTGATTTCGCCTCGATCCAAGGAGTTCGACAATGACCGTGGATATCGAAAAGCTGGAAGCGCTGGCGAAGGAGGCTATGGAAGAGCAGAGAAAAAACCTAGATCGAATCCTTAAGGGCGGATTTGGTTTTCCGGCTACTGCCCACATGACCAATTTCAAAATGTTCGCCAACCCTGCCGCCGTGATGGAGCTGATCTCCGGCAGCAAGCGCATTTCCTCGCGTCTGCTGCACTGCAAAGAGTGCAGCGGGCAAGGAGAGGTCTACAGCGGCCGAACCACATACGAGGGCTACAACCAGCCTCCTGAGCCAATCATGGATAAGTGTGGTGAGTGCGATGGTTCTGGCGTTCTGGGCGATACCACTGAATGCATATCGATCCTTGATGAGGTTGAGACGCTGCGCGCCGAAAACGCAGGCCTCAAGACCGGCTACGAAGCTTACGAGCGGGTGAATGCTGAGTTGACCCAGCGCATCGCCAATCTGGAGCTGTGCCAGACCGCCAGCCTGGGCGTGAGCGGGATCATCAAGTCAGCTGCAAGTGAGTTGGGTTTCGACGCGGCGGGCGAGGATAGCGCCCTGGATTATCTGATTGGGCTGGCGCGGTCGGAGGCCGCCCAATGATCCTCACCTGGGAGCAACTCCGAACCCTGCTCAACACCACCAAGGTTCTGCATAACGGCCGTGAGTCGTATTCGTTCTCGCGGGTGGCTCATGGGCGGCATGAGTCAGTTCAAATTCAGCGTTGGTGAGCCGGTAATTCTGCAATGCCTAGATTACCCGCACCTCAACGGCGAATACACCGTGACCCATTGCATTCACGCACATGAAGTCTACCCAGACCCAGAGTTTGGCCAAGCTCTCCGGCCCGAGATCCTCGGCTACTTTCTCGATGGGGCCAGACTGATTCTTCAGGACGGCGACGGCAACCCGGCCACTGCTCTTTGGTTTGAAGGCGCACTACGCAAGAAGTACCAGCCCGGCGAGCTGTCATTCAAGGAGTTGTTGCAGGGAATTGGTTCGCCGGAGCAACAGAAAGCCAAGGAGGCCGAGCCATGCGTGTAAGTTCATTGCCCAGGTCGGCCACGAGTCCGGCCAACTGCGCTACGTGCGCGAGCTGGGCGGCAGTGCCTGCCTGTCGAAGTACGACACCGGCAAGCTGGCCAGTTGTACCGTGGGCGCGGCCTGATTCAGGTGACGGGCCGAGCCAACTACGAGGCGTGCGGCGAGGCGCTGGGGCTGGACCTCATCAACCATCCCGAATTGCTTGAGCTGCCGGAGAACGCCGCAATGTCGGCGGCGTGGTTCTGGCACCGGGCCGCGCTCAACACGCTGGCCGACAAAGGTGACTTCCTGACCATCACCAAGCGCATCAACGGCGGCACGAACGGCTTGGCTGACCGGCAGGCGCTGTACGCCCGGGCATTGAAGGTGCTGGCGTGCAGCGCCGTGCCGTGGCGGGCAGCTGGTGTGCTGCTGATCCTGCTGGCGCTGGCCGGTATGCGCTGTACGGCGCATACCTGCACGGCGTCACCGTCACTGATCTGGCCTGGCAGGAGAAATGGGCGAAGGAAGTCAGCGCCCAATCCAAGGCCGTGGCCACCACCACCGCCGAATACCGAACCGAAGAGCAACGCCGCCAGAAAGCGGCCAACCAGGTGGCAAACGATGCGAGACAAGAACAGACCGCTGCGCTCAATGATGCTGCTGTCGCTGACGCTGCTGGCGACCGGCTGCGCGTCCAAGCCGGAAAGCTGGCAGCCACCGCAAGTTGCACCCCCGGTGATACCGGTGCTGCCGAACGAGGCAAGGCAGCCACCCGCGCCGCCATGGTGCTCTCCGACTTGCTCGGCCGGGCTGACGCGCGAGCGGGAGAGCTGGCAAAGGCTTATGACCAGTCCCGAATAGCCGGGCTGGCGTGTAACCGCTTTGCCGATGAGCTATCCAATACCACCAATTCAGCCAGGCCGTAG